TATTTAACTGCAGGAGGGCTAACCATAGAACCAAGACGACCATATACAGTGTCATAGTTTTTAGCGACACGTACAGCATCAAGGCTAGCACCAACAATACCAAAATCATCTACAGAGCGTAAACCAATTTCATTCCAATCATAAAGATCATGAACACCTTTAAGCGCTACGTTCATGTCTGGATTAGTAGAAAGGTTATAAGCACCCAACTCATCCAACGCATCCTCTTGCTTCAAAGCGTAGTTAGTTAGATCTAACGCTTCGTCGTCAATAAGTCCTTCATCAATAAAGCGTTGAATACTACTTTGTTGAGATGCCTCATCTAGGTCTTCCCATTTAATGCCAACTGTTCCGTCTTCATAACCGTCGTTCCATATACGACGTGCTTGATTGTTAGCTGCACTTGGAGGTTGAGCAGCTTCAATAAATTTAGCAGCTTGGGGGCTTTCAGCAGTAATAGTTGGGAGAACTTTACCCGGTTTTGTAAATGCAGTTCCTTTAGAAAATACTTGATTTACTTCTCCAACAGCTTGCGCAAACTTACGTGCAGAACCAACAAAAGGAATAAGGAATCCAAGAGCTAGGTCTTCGTTAATATTCTTTTGACGTTTGATGTCTGGACTATCAGTGTCAAGTGTAGCCATGCTATCAGGAATAAAATCCCACTGAGATGGTAGGGATTTTTTTATCATACCACTGATGTTCTCACCTTCGTATTCATCACTAATAGCACCTACAGCCGCACCAGCTGCTGCCTCAACACCACGAGCGCCAAGGAAGCGCATAAAAGCAGTGTTGCCTAGACTCCACCCAACACGTGTTTGTAGTGCCGCACCGCCTGCCATACCAGCCCGTGACAGAAGGATTGTAGGGGTAACGACAGAAGAGATTTTTCGTGCAGCTTCTGCTACACCATCTTCATACCTGGATGCTGTCGGGACTTGAGCCCCTTGAGGTAAAAAGCGGTTAATAGCTTGTGCGGCAAAGTCAAACAAACCTTGACCAAGAGCAGATGTACGTTCACGTACCTGCCGGTTATACTCTGCAGGATCTTGTCCGAGAATGCTGCCTTGGTTTTCTTTATACAGTTCGTTAAATTCAGGTTTAACAAACGGTACACCATTGCGATACTCAATATGCTCTACAGCATATGTTTTACCATTATTAAAGGTAATTGTTTCGCCAGATAGTGGCTGCTCCGTAGAGCCAGCCTTGGGTTGAGGTTGCGGTTGTTGTGCCTCCCCTTGGGAAGGTTGAACAGCTTGAGCAGCTTGTTCCTGTTCTGCAGCACGTTGCTCAGTAATAGCTAGCATTTCTGCTTCACTTTGCTGCTCAAGTTGTTGCTGCAACGAAGTCGTAAATTCTTCAGAATTTAGCAACTCAAGTTGTTCATCAGAAAAACTATAATCCGCATCCAAGTCCCCAGTGTTATTAGGAATTGGCATTTGTTTTAAAAATTGTTAATTAATTTTTCTACTATTAAAATGTTATACCATTGTTAAGTATATCTTGACGTGCTCGCATTAAAGCTTGGCGTGCGTCAACACTACCTTTATTAACCCCGTCTGTGTCATGAGACCCTACACCGCTTGTATTTAAAACAGCAGCAAATTCTTTTGACAAGTCATTAACTGCAGCATCTAAATCGTTACTTAAGCCATTTAAATAACGGTAAACAGCTGGTCTCCTATTTGGATTTTTAATAAGGTCAGACCAGAACATAAGATCTTGATTTTCTGGTGTAAATTTATCGTCTAAGGTTAGATTAGTTTTACTTAGCCAAGTTTCAGGATAAAGGAACTGATACCTACCAATTGCTGCAGATTTACGACCATCACGTAGTTTTTCCTTTTGGAACGCCATAACTTCACGGATACTCATATTTGTTATATCAGGGTAAGACTCTGAAGGGAATATTGAAGTATAGGTTCCTTCACCACTAGCTACAACATCAGCAAGACTACCATAATTAGGGACAGTAGTAGAAGCATAAGTTGAAGGCGCACTAGGAGCACTACTGCGCATACTAGGACGGAAATATCTTACGTCTCGTAAGGCTTGTTGCTGGTCATATTCAGCAGATATTCTAGCTATTTGTGCTTCAGTTTCGGCACTTCTATCAATAACTGCTTCAAAAACTGGATCCTCAGGCATACCTAAAATTTGATTGCCTGGATTTTTTTGGTTATGCACTTGAATAGCACGATTAACCAAGTCAACTGCTTTGAGCTTTTGACCCCTTCCTGCATACAATTTTAGTGTATGACGCAATCTTTCTGTAACATAGGGTTTAATAGAAAGGCCAGCATTTGCCGCTAAAGAAGCGTCTTCCATTTCCCTTTGAGAAATTACAGCACCAGAAGCTAAAAGCTGATCAAGATTCATCCCTCCTATAATGTTGTTCTCAATGTCTCGCAGTGCATCTTGTTGTTGACGTGCAGAATTAAGACGAAGATTATCTAGTTTTTGAAATACAACAGTTGGGTCGGTTGTAGATGCAGGCTGTGAGTAATATAAAGAGGTATCATTGCGAGAAGTCCGCATGTTTAGATCATGCTGATTCTGAGCAAATGTGACAGCATCGTCTTTGTTTCCTTGATGTTTGACTAAACCTTGTTTATACCATGCCTGCCATTGCTCTTTTATTTTGCTTTGTAGACTTAAAAGGGCTGAAGTTGTAGCGCTATCACCAGTTAATTTAAGTAGTTTCCGAGCATCACCGTCAAGACCTTTAATAATATTTTCATAATTTAGACCATATTTTTCGGTATTTCTTGTTTTTACAAGCTCTGCAAAAGCTTTTCTCCTAAGTTCGCCTTCAAAGGTTGAAGCAGTTGTTTCGTTTAAATTGTCGGTAGCTACTAAATTATTTAACCTAGCAATTTCACCTGCATTTGCAGCCTCTACATCCTTTTGAGCAGCAGCTTGTGCATTAAGTAAAGACCTAGGTGGCGCTTCACCTTGTCTCCGAAAACTTGCAATTTGATCGCTATATTTCTCAAATCTTTCTTGTGGAGTAAACCCAGCTCCTTCAGTTTCGGCAATAAGCTGTTCTCCAATAAACCTATTTCTTGTTGCTTTATCTCTGTCCTCACGTTGTGTAATTTTATCCCTGGCATCAGTAATTGTATTTTGAATATCAACTATTCTACCCTTCCAAAACTCACCATAAGTTTTAAACTCACCGTTTTCATTTTTTGTGAGACCAATTTTTGCATTAGTTAATGTTGATAAATCAAGTAAAACGTTCCCATCTGGACTAACTCTTGCAAACCAGTCCCTTAAACGATTATGAGCCGCTTCGGCACCAAGGTAAGCAACCATTGTTGGCCAGATTGTTTCAATATGTTTGATTCCCTGAGCCGCATCTAGCTCGTCTAAAGTGCTTCGTTGCCTTGCAAGCCATTCATTTTTATTGTTTTGAGTTTGAATGGTACCTGCACGAGTAGCAGCAGTTTGTAGTGTTGTAAATACTTTATCGTAGTAACCGCTATCTTGCTTTAAAGCAGCATTGATACCAGTAATACCATTGATTTTTTCCCACTCTTCTAAAGCACGTTGACCAAACTCAAGTGTTTTTTGTTGGTCTCCAGCTGCTTCTCGACCTTCATCTGTGTTTAACTTTTGGGTATAAAAAGAAGCAAAGTCTTTTCCAAGTAAACTAAGAATAGCAGCCTTACCATCAGCAGTAAGGCTATTGAGTTGTTTCATCAACTCTGTGTATTCTAGCTCACTGATTTCACCTTTTGCATAAGCAACGTTTAACTCAGTAGTGCCTTGCATTTCTTCGACACGCATAGCTTGCCGAAGTTTAGCCATCCCTTTTACCAATGGGTGGTTATAACCAAGACTGAGGATTTCAGCTTTTTCTTGCTGCCCTTTTTCTTCAAGTTTTTGTACTTCTAGTTCTGCAAATTTTTTCCGTGCAGTAGTACTTAAATCAGCAAAAGCTTGATAAACTTTTTTACTTGCATCAGTCTTTACCTCAAACTCTCTAAGAGCTTGTTGTGAAATAGTCTGTTGCTCTTCAATAGCTCGCTGAATATTTGCTTGTTCAATTTTAGCGTTAGCTTTGGTTTGCCCGCTTTCAATTTTATAGTTTTCAGCCATTACATCAGCAGTGCGGTTGCGATCTGCTGTGATCGCATCCCGCTCCTGTGTTAAGCCTTTAATGACTTGTTTTGAGTATTCACGTAGCCTAGCTTCACCGCCGTCACCGGCTTGTTCAGGACGGAACCCACCAGGCTGAAATGATCTTTTAAATTTAGCCATAGTTAGTATCGAGGAATGTCAAACGTAGGTGCGTTAATATCAAATGCTGCCCCAGGCCCAGGAGCTAAATCTTTGTAATTAGAGTTTGGGAAAGCAAATTTATTATTATCTTGCTTAGGCAAAGAACTAAAGGCACTTACAAGGCTAGAAGCAGCACCACTAATACCTTGCATAATAGGTGCAGTAACGCTTTGAGGAACAGGTTTCTGTACGTAACCAGCTTCAACCTGAAGAGGTGCAATCCAAGCGGGCTCAGGCGGCATAGTAGGTGCAGGAATGTCAGGCAGTTGAGCAGGTCTTAGCATTCTAGATGCTTCAACACGGGCATCAGCAGCATAACGACCTAGACCAATATCAAACATTTCCAACGTAGTGGCAGAGATTTCACCAGTAATGCTAGCATCCATCACTGCAATTTGACGACCAATGTCTGCCATGCTAGCTTGAACACGTTTGTTCATTGAACGTCCAGCTTGCCCCAAACGTGCCTTACCTTCAGCTTGTAATTGTGAAACCATAGCATCTTGCCGATTAAATGCATACTCAGAGCGAGCATCATTAATAGACAACTGTGCTTTCTTTTGTGCCTGCTGTTCTGCAAGTGCATTAAAAGTGAGCTGTTTGTTGCTACTTTGGTTGTTAATTAGATACGCTTCAGCGTTTGTTTTCTCTTCTAACGCCCTAATAGTAGTATCATATTGCCATTTTTGGATAGCAGTATCATAGTTATATTGAGCCTGTTTACGGTAGTTATCGCGGTCAGCTTCAAACTGACGACGTGCTGCTACATTTTGAGCACGGGCTTGTCTTTCTGCAGCATTCTTCTCCTTTTCGTAAGCAACTTTCTGTGCTTCGTTAGCTTTTTCAGCTTCTTTGGCTGCAGAAATACCACCAAATAAAGAGGTAGCAGCAGAAATCCCTCCCAAAATAAGGGAAGGTTCAATGGTCATCTCCAACCCAGATTCAGCTAGCTGTTCATCTAGGAGGTTGAAATTTTTATTCAATTCAAACATTAAGTCCTCCTATAGAATCGGGGAGAATAGTTACCTTCCCACATCATTGATACCAACGACACAGGATATGGATAATTACTTGTCACTTTTAATTCAAAGTTAGTGTTACGTCGATGTACGGGTACAGTAAATACACGTTCAGATACTACAGGATTGGTGTCTCCAGAGTAGTAATCAGCCTCTGCTGTATGTTGGATGTTACTCCAATCATTAGCACCAGTTGCTTTAATCTTAAATGTAACAGCACCTGTCTTACCAATAGAGAATTTAACCCTAGAAATAGTTAAGGTAGCTGTGTAATCAGTTGTAACTTCATTACGCCTGAAGTAAAACTTAGGAAGTGTAGCCTCAAAGTCATAGTTATAACCAACTACAATACCGTCAGCATAACCAGAGAAGTCACCCTTTACTTCAAAATATCTAAATCCTGTACTAATCTCTGTACGCTCTGTAGCAGCCGCCCAATACCCTTGGTCAGAGGCAAGCTCATCATCTGTACCGCTGTCTGCAGTAGGCACAGTGAGTAGCATGGCTCCTTCTTTATCTTGGATTGGGGTGAAGGGTACGTAGACTTTAGTGATGTCATTGGTTTCATCGTAGACAACAGCATCAACAGCTGGATCGGGTTTTACAGGACGTGTTGCGAAATCAAGACAAGAGTTACCACTGATGTCGGAAGCTTCTGCAATGACACTACCATTTGGTATTTCATCTAATTCAATTTTACCAATGGTATATTCGTCTTCATGTTGTCCTACAACATAGACAGCATCGTTGATAATTTTAGCAGCTTGAATAGTGTTAGGCAGTTGCCATTTAGTCCAAGCTTGGAATAGATCCTCCTTACCGTTGTTATAGTACCTATAGAGATAGAGGTAAGAAGTATCCCTATCAACAAGCATAATAACAGAGTTAGGTGGGCTTGTAGTCATGCCATCTACTGTATCTGGAATCCACTCCAATACAGCTTTACTGATGTCTACAACAATAGGTGTCTGCTCTACATCACGTAGCTGTAGGGTAAACAGTTTGCTGTACCCAGGTACACGACTAACAAAAGCAGGTGAAGTACCTACGTCAATAGGTGCAATATCTGTAGCCATCTCATAGTTAGAGAGGGCACGGATCACAGCGGAGCTAGGTGTAAGGATACTAGCGTCAGTTGCATACAGCTGGAACTGTTGACGTTCACTAAATAAGATAAGACCCTGTGGTGAAGGCAAGACATCAGACAACGTAACAGGACGTACACTAGATACGTTCAAGTCAATTGGATCTGAATCAATCTGTGTGAGTGCTGATTTAACAAAGAAGTTATAAGAGTCGTTAGCAACACCTAGAAAAATGTTGTCACCAGACAACACACCAAAGCGATTGCTGTAGAAGAATGTTGAGCTGATAGCAGAGCCAATAAATGAAGGCTCAGGGCTGGTGGTATTGTCTCCAGTCAACCTACCGTTCCAAGTAATAGGACCAAAGGTAAATGTAGTAGCCCCTGTGTTAACCAACTCATGTGGCATTGTAGCTGCATCTAATCCAGGAGAAGCATCACGTGCCAGTGTTTCTTCCCAATAACCATCACCACCAGTGCCATTATAGGCAACGTATTTAACGTAGTAATCGTCATCAGCAGACTCACTGTTTAAAATCCTTACGGTGTTACCGTGGAAAGATTGTAGAGCTAGTTTGTCAACAGTAGTTACGTCGTCTAAGTAAACCTGAAGGGAATCGTTTGTTACACCACCTTTAGCATTAAGAGTGAACGCCAAGGCAGTACCGCCAGGAGTACTATAATCTGTTACAACACCGTTAGCTTCGTTTGTACGACGAATAACCAGACTGTTGATATATCCTTCTAAGTACCACCTTCCAGTAAAATCAGGGTCACTAGCAGCTTGTCTAGCAAGGATATGTGCTCGAATTGCATCCATCATGTGACGGTTACTATGCACATCACCGGTGGTAAACAACAGCATTTGGTCGAAGGTATCATTACTAGGAGTAAATGTAATATTATCCCCTTGCAAAGTGACAGTATAAAGATTATCTTCTACTGCAATTAATTTTAACGTACCAACAGAGTTAGCTAAATAGGTACCATCTGCCTGCATAGCAGTGGTTACTGTTTTATTGGTAATAACTGTAGTGTCTTGAATGCTACGAAAGTGGTAGTCGTTCTGGCTAGCACCTGTAAGGTAAGCAGTACCACTATTAGTTACTGTACAAAACGTACCATCCTCTGCAGTCCACACAAAGATGTCAGTACCTTTAATACAACCAATGTAAGACCCAGCAGTAGCACGGTCAATAAAGAACCAAGACGCATCTTCTAGTTCACTCTCTGTAAATGCATCACCATTAGCTTTACGCAATACATTAGTATATTGCATACCGGGTCTTTTAAGAAGACCAAAGGTAGGGTCAGGATAACCGTTAATACACTCAGTTAGCTGACCTTCTAGTTTCTTGTCGTCATTTTGTTTAGAGACACCACCAAGAAAATTAGGTGTCAGTTGAGTTACTACTGGCATTAGCGTTGCAAGGTATGGTACGGCTGATAGCTTTGATAATAGTTTCCAGTCTTAGGACTTCCGAAGTAAGTGTAGTCACCTTGGTTGCACTCATACTCCATTGCCATAGCACGTGCAAAAGCTTCTTTTTGTTGAAGCATTTGGAATTGATTTGGGTCACCGATAATACGGCTAGACACAATAGCAGCAGCACGTGCTACGATAAATGCTTGAACAGGTTGAGGGATGTTCTCCCAATCAAAGTACCAAGTAATATCTACATAGAGTTTTTCGTCAGTCCACTTATTAGAATGGGCAATACGGTCATAGAGTTTACCTCCACGGTTAATAGAATCCCTACCCATGTTTTGAGTGTAGGATGAGTTAAGATCCATTTGAAGAATGTTATTAGCAATCTTCACTTCATTATTAGAATCAGGTGTAACGGGATAATCCAATTCTTTATTGAAAGACCAGCCTTCAGACTGGACTTCACGTGAGACTTCCCTCAGGGTGTTGAGTGCAATCGCAACGTCCGGGTTGGTTTGAGTTTCAACTCTACTTGTAACAAGTGATTGGGTAAGAGAACGTTCTGCAACAGTCTGTGAGATGTTTACAGTGTACTCGTAGGTAACAGGATCAGTAGCAGGTACTACTTCGACACCAGCAGTAGCAATGGATGTACCAGACTCTACACCAGTACCACCAATATAAGTACCAACAGGAATGTTAGCAGTAGTAGTGGTTAGAGTGGTGCCTGCAATAGAACCAATAAACCTATCAACTTCATTAATTACAAGAGTTTCTTCAGTTGTCAACGTGGTTACAGGAGCCTGACCAACTGACGCCAGGATCTGATTAACAGCTTGTAGCTCAGTGTTGGAGCCAGTGGTAGGAAATGGCATGATAACAATAATGTTATATAAAGATTTTAAAAAAAGGAGCCCCCGAAGAGACTCCCGTAATTCAATAATAGATCAGAAAGCGGAAGGAGCAG